CATACTGGCGTCATTCCTTTCCTTAAAAAATTTGAAGCAACAGTTAGGTGTTGTACACAAAACGGAGTTAGAGGAGGGTCAGCAACAGTCCACTTCCCAATCTGGCACCAAGAAATAGAAGATATACTTGTTTTAAAAAACAATAAAGGCACAGAGGATAATCGTGTCAGAAAATTAGACTACTCTATACAGATGTCAAAAATATTTTATGAAAGATTTATCAAAGACGAAGAAATAACATTGTTCTCTCCTAACAATGTGCCAGGGCTTTATGAGGCATTTGGTATGCCAGAATTTGATGAGTTGTATATCAAATACGAAAACGATAAAAAAGTACCAAAGAAAAAAATAAGAGCACAAGAATTGCTAATGGACTTATTAAAAGAAAGAGCAGAAACAGGTCGTATTTACATAATGAATATTGACCATTGTAATAGTCATTCATCTTTCAAAGATAAAGTTTATATGTCCAACTTATGTCAAGAAATTACATTACCAACAAAGCCCATACAACACATAGATGATAGCGAAGGAGAGATTGCTTTATGTATTCTCTCCGCTATCAATCTAGGTCTAATTAAAGACAAAGAAGATTTAGAGGAGTTATGTGAACTATCTGTTAGAGCATTAGATGAAATTATAGACTATCAAGAATATCCAGTAGAAGCAGCAAAGAAATCTACTGAAGCAAGAAGAAGTTTGGGTATAGGTTATATAGGTCTTGCTCATTATCTTGCAAAGAACAAAGTTAAATATGATGATAAAGAAGCACTAAAATTAGTTGATGAAGTGACAGAAGCATTTCAATATTATCTATTGAAAGCAAGTAACGATTTAGCAAAAGAAAAAGGTCAATGTGAATACTTTGATAGAACAAAATATAGTGATGGTATATTACCAATTGATACTTACAAAAAAGAACTAGACAATATAGTTAAGAGAAAGTTAAGTTATGATTGGAATAATCTTCGCAAGACTATTAAAGAGCACGGCCTCAGACACAGTACGCTCTCAGCTCAAATGCCGTCAGAGAGTTCATCGGTTGTATCAAATGCTACGAACGGTGTTGAACCACCTAGGGATTATCTATCTGTTAAGAAAAGTAAAAAAGGTCCTCTTAAACAAATAGTGCCTGACTTTAACAGATTAAAAAATTTCTATACACTACTTTGGGATATGAAAAGTAATGAGGGTTATATTAATGTTATTTCTATCATGCAAAAATATTTTGACCAAGGCATTAGTGGTAACTGGTCTTACAATCCTGAAAACTATGATAATAATGAAGTGCCAATTTCTACAATGGCACAAGATTTATTGACTACATATAAGTTAGGGTGGAAGACTTCATACTATCAAAATACATATGACGCTAAAGCAGATATAGAAGAACCTACTCATTCAGTTGGGTGGCATGATGATGTAAAAGAAGAATTAAAACCAAGAGAAGATTTTAATACTGATGAAGAATACGAAGAATATTGTGAAGCCTGTGCAATCTAAAGATTGGGCAAGAGGTGAAAGAATTAAAGTAGAAAATTTATCACAACCTATTAAAGACTTTTTAGAGGAGACTATGAAAGAACAAGACATATTAAACGTAGGTTTAAAAATGTCAAGACAAAATAAGAAAGAAAGAACGAATGGTAAAAGGTGAAAATAGAGCGATAATAGAAAAGTATAAAAAGTTTGAAAGAACTAGACAAGTACCAAAGTCTGTACAGCGTAAAAGAGATAAGTTAGAAAGTTTAGCAGATAAAATATTAGAAGAAGGTAAAAAGAAAAATGGCAAAAACATTTAATATAAAGAACGTAGATTGGTTAAAACAACCTATGTTTTTCGGTGAAGAACCTAACACTCAAAGATATGACCAACAAAAGTATCCTATCTTTGAAAAGTTAAATCAACAACAATTAGGTTTCTTTTGGAGACCAGAAGAAGTATCTTTACAAAAAGATAGAAACGATTATCTATTATTAAATGATGAGCAAAAACATATCTTTACATCTAATTTAAAATATCAAACACTATTAGATAGTGTACAAGGTCGTGGTCCTTGTTTAGCATTCTTGCCATTTTGTAGTTTACCAGAATTAGAATCTATGCTAGTTGCATGGGACTTTAGTGAAACAATACATAGTCGCTCATATACTTACATAATGAAGAATGTATATCCAGACCCATCTGAGGTACTTGATACTATTATTGATACTAAAGAAATAATGAAACGAGCAGAAACAGTAACTAAATCGTATGATGAATTTATTGAATATGCTCACAAATATTTTATCATGGGCAAAGGTGATAGAAAAGAATTAAAAAGATTACTATATATGACACTAGTAAATGTAAACATATTAGAAGGTATAAGATTTTATGTTTCATTTGCTTGTACATTTGCTTTTGGTGAAATAAAGTTAATGGAAGGTTCTGCTAAAATATTATCTTTAATTGCTAGAGATGAAAACTTACATTTAGCAGTATCACAAAATATAATAAATCTTTATCGTAATAGAGAAGGTGATAAAGAAATGTTAAGTATAATAAAAGATTGCGAAGAAGATGTTTATAAAATGTATGATACTGCTGTTCAACAAGAAAAAGATTGGGCAAAGTATTTGTTTAAACATGGTTCAATGATTGGTTTAAATGATGTATTGTTAAGTCAGTACATAGAGTTTATTGCTAACAAAAGAATGAAAGCAATAGGATTAAAACCTGTCTATGACCAACCACAATCTAATAACCCACTACCTTGGACTCAACATTGGTTAAATAGTCGAGGGTTGCAAAACGCACCACAAGAAACTGAAATAGAAAGTTATGTGGTAGGAGGAATAAAACAAGATGTTTCAAAAGATAGTTTTAAAGGATTTACACTATGATAATCTGTGAACAATGTGAGGCTGAATTTAATATTAAAGTGCATAATGAATTACCTGTAAAGTTCTGCCCATGTTGTGGCGAACCTCTACATCAAGATGAAGATTGGGGATGTGCACCTAGATTGAGAGAAGATGATGAGACCACAGTCAGCGAAAGCTAAAGGTAGAAGATTACAACAACAATTTAGAGAACTACTCATAGAAGAACTAGGCATACATCCTGAAGATATCGAGAGTAGGTCAATGGGTGCTGGTGGAGAAGATTTGATTATGGCAAGAGCTGCCAGAAAGAGATTCCCATATAGTATTGAATGTAAGAATGTAGAGAAGTTAAATGTCTGGGAAGCATATAATCAGGCAAAAGAAAACGCTAAAGATTATGAACCTTTAGTAGTGATGAAGAAGAACAATCATAAAGCATTAGTAGTGCTTGACGCCGAAAAGTTCGTACAAATATTCAAAAGATTTGTCGAACATCCGTAGAGATCCAATTTTTTATATATAGATTTTAGATAGTGTCCAAATCAGGACAATATCCACAATCCGAAATTTGATTTGATATCTCAAACTTCAACCAAGGGGTAGGAAATGGCTCAGGTAAAGCTGCTAGTAAAACTTTTTAGAAACTTTTGGCACGATAATGTGACTAATAGATATGAACCATCTAAGCATTATTTTCGTGGCAAATTAAGTAAGTTTCATAAAGAATAAAATTCTTTATAAAGAACAAAACTAGAACATTTCCGCCCTTTCGGTGTTGTATTTTTGCAACAGTCCAAAATAATCCACAAAATCGCAGAAAATAAGGGTTTTTGCTGCCCGATTTATCCATTTTTTACTTGACTTTCCGCTTGAAATAGTGTAGCGTAGTATCATGATTAATAAAAATATACAAGAATTTATCATGCTTTGCGTTGCAACAGTTATGGTATTAGGGTTTATTGACATTCTATGGATTGTCGGTGTTGAAAATTCAAAAGAATATACTTGGTGGTATCTTCTTCATTTATTAGGAGGTAAATAATATGTTTCATGTTGTTTATTCAAGACATTACTGGGACCGTGAAGATGGTTACGGTACATTTGCCAATACTTGGACTCTATATAGAAATTGTGATTATTCACAATTAGAAACTTTTGGTAAATCTTATTTAGAAATGCTTAAGTCTAATGCAGACCAAAAGTATGCTGAGTATGAAAAGACTAAAGACTATAAAACTGACCCTACTCAATTTTATAGTTCCGAAGTTTATATTGTAGATGATTCAGACTACTTCAAAACATATGAAGATGAGTATGGATTTTATTCTCCTTCACACGGTTTAGTTCCGAAAGAAGAGGATTATTTTCATGACTACGGTCAGAAATGTCAGTTTATGTTAATCAAAGACTTTGATCCGAATTACACATGGTTCGGTAAAGATTGGACCCAGGAAATGATAGACGCTGAGTACAAAAGGAGAGAGCTTGACAATCAAGCCCGAGTGTGATAATATATTAAAAGTGAAAGGACATTATGATAGACTTATATAATAAAGAAAACTTGTTTGCTGAATTTAAAATGCAAAAAACAAATGCTGATAAAGTTAAATTCTTGCAAGATATGAAACAATTAAAAAGAGAAAGACCTTCTATGTTTCGTAATACAGAAATTACTCAAAAGAATTTTGATAATCTTATTACCGAATGGTCTAAACCACATCCGTGGCGTGAAATCAATCAACAAATCAAAGCTAGTAGAAAACAACAAGACGAAGTTGAAGCCCTAGAAAATCTATAATGTCAAAAAGAAATATAATTTTTATTATTATCTTATCAGCCTTTCTGTACTTTATTCATACAGGTACAGTAAAGGCCCATGATACAGGTAAAGTTATAGGTGATGAAACATCAAGATTAATTCATCAATTGACAATTAATCTTACAAATCAAATCTTTAGAGATATGCCTGCTATACTTGATAGTATATCGGCAGAAATGAGAGAGCAGATAGATTTAAAATACAAGTGCTCTTTACAAGATGACTACAAAAATAAGGAGTGTAATGATTAAGTATATGATATTCATTGGTATATTGACCTTTGTTTTATTATGGGGTCTTTCTAAAATGGCAGGTCTATAATGGCAATCTTTTATACATCATTTAAAAAACGTAAACGTAACCGTCTACCTCAAACTGAAAGTTTAAAAAGAGCAATTCTTGAACAAAGAAAATATTTAAAATCATTAGGTGTTGATCCTGATAGACGTATTGACAAATCAAAGTTTAGAGCATTTGGCAACTGGTGGGAAGTAAATTACAATACCGATAATACTCAACAAAAACAATCAGTTAAACAAGAACAAACAATTCCTAACTTAGGTAACGGTGCAACAAAACCATCAAGAAACTGGCGACTAGAAGAAAGTCAAAAGTTTACTGTGGCACCTGCTTACAATAAAGGTGCATATCAAGTTATTACAAAATCAAATATAAAAGACATAGGCAAATGATTAGAGTATTAATTATATTATTATTTTTGACAGGATGTTCTAATATGAACAAATCACATTTAGGTACTGCCGTAGGGGCAACCGCAGGTTATTCTACTTGTGCCCAATTACTTGACGCTGGTATCGCCTTAACATCTGCCTGTACTTTAGTTGGTGGTATGTGGGGTGCTAATTTATTTTATAATAGTGATTATGATGTTCACACAGCGATGTTTGTTGATACATTAAATACAGCACCAGGTAAAAGGTCACACACAAATTGGGGCAACGGTACATCAGGTAATTGGGGTTCTATTACAATCAATAGAACTTATCTAGTAGGTAATAAAAAATGTAGAGAGTATGAAAGTGTGATAAGTATTACAACAGGATGGCCTCTAAATGGGGTACATAGAGAAAATGAATTTGGTACTGCTTGTCAAATGCCAGACGGAAGGTGGGTATTACAATAATGAAAGATCCTTTTAAACCAATGTTATATTCAATGTTGATAATGATAACGTTATTACTATTAGCAAATTATGCTATAGGTAGTGAAACCAAATCACAATGGTTAAATGATAACCCTTGTATGATTACAACTAAAACAACAACCGTAGAAAAAGATGGAGTGACTACGGTTACAAAAGAAGAAATTTTAAAATGTAAAGATGGGTATGACGGACCTAATTACTGGGAACTATTTGCTCAATTTTATTATGCAGACTTGACCGTACCTGCCTATTGTAGGCAGTATGCAAGACCAAAACATCCTTTTAAAACACCTGGGATGATTTGTTTAAGTGATAAAGGTGTTTGGGAAGTGATAAAGTAATGACAAAACTATTAATCATATTTACTTGTATTGTATTGCTCACAGCAAATTGGGATGCATTTAGCAGTAAAGTAAACATGGATAAAGTGGTTGATATTACAGCAACTATAATCGAAAAAGTGAAGGAGTAAATACATGATTAGATTATTTTTAATTGGCTTACTTACTTTGTTTTTAACTAACTGTGCTCAAAAAACATACGAGGTTAAACAAGAAGCCACAAAGGATGGCAGAATCCTTAACGAGGTACCACAATGGTTTGTGGATGCTGAAATAGAAAAAGGGTTGATTAAGAACCGAGACGCTGAAAATTATATATATGGTGTGGGTTCAGGATCAAGTCCAGACCTACAACTTGCAATCGACAAAGCAATTATGATTGCAAAAGCAAGTCTAGCCGACCAACTACAAGGTGAAATGAATAAGAGAGCCGAGTTGTATATAACTGAGGTCGGACAAGAAAACAACAAACAAGTTGTCACTAAAGTTGAAAGTACCATTGTAAATGTAATCTCAAAGACAAAAGTCCAAGGTTACGAAGAATGGGAAAAGGCAGTTTATGAAACACCAACTGGCGAATATCGAGTGTATATTGGTCTTAAAATGGGTGTAGGTGACGCTAACAGATTGGCAGAATATATCGTAGCAAATTCAACAATTGATGTTGATGTTGACGCTCTAGCAGACGCTGCCATAGAAGAGGTAATCATAGAGTAATATGAGCATAATCGTTTATAGTAAACCTTCCTGTGTATATTGTGATAAAGCCAAGTCGTTATTGAAGCGACTTGGTTACGAATACGAGGAAAAAATTGTAACAAAAGATATAACATTAGAACAATTATTTGAGGCACTTGGTAAACAAGTGAGAACAATACCTCAAATAGTTATTGATGAAAAACATATCGGTGGTTACAATGAATTAAAAGAATACTTTGTAGACCAAGGTAAAATAAACTTCGAGGGTGAACAGATTGGTTGAATCAGAAACTTCTATCGCTTTTGAAGAAAGCAAAGAAGCATTAACCAAAGAAGAGCAGGTCAAAGAAAAGATGGCGGCACTTCGTGCCAAAAAGAAACCTGCAAAAATGGTGGGTGTTCACCCATCAGTTTTAGAGTTGCCTGATGATAATATATTTTGTTATAAAAATATTAAGAAGTGGATTGAAACCCAACAAGGTATAGCAAAAGCAGCAGGCATAATTGAACGTTCAAGAAATAGAGAAATGCCTCAGAAACAAAAAGATAAAGCGATGAGGGAAAGAATGGGCGCTCAAGGATATATTACATCAATGAAAAGATATTTGAGAACAGGTGATTGGGATAGTTTATATTATGGTGAGTATGAGGATAAATTAGTTAAGTGGAAAGTAGTTGCACCTGCAGGAGAATAAATAGTAATATGACAGCAAAAATAATACCATTTCCATATCAAAGAACAGTAAAGCAACCTACACCTGACCCAAAAGTCAAAGAGGCGCTTGATGATTTAAGAATTAGAGAGTTTGTTGAAAAACTAACCCAAGATATGTCCATGGACATTTTATCAGTATTACAGGATAATGTTGTTGATATAAAGAGTGAAGAATTTTTAAGAGATTTAGCAATGGTTATTGAAAGTATCAAAGCATTATTGTATAGAGATTTTGGTAAAAAACATAAACATCAAGAAATTACAGATATAATTACACAGATTATTCAGACAAAGACTGGACAAAAATTAACAAATATTAATTATGATAAGTTAAAAAGAAAGAAAAAAGAAGAAAAGAAAGAGGATACCATACAATTCGAACCAGATTTTAATTTGGACTGACCTATTGACATCAGCCTAAAATTGTGATATAATTATATTATGGAATACAAAAAGTTAAATGATAAAATAAAAGAACTTAATTCATCAAGAGTTTTTAAAAAAGTTACCCCTAAATTTGATTTATCTTGGTACGTAAAGTGGATAGCAAGTGTACTGATATTATTTGCAGTTTGCTTTAGAGCTGCTGGAGGATATCATATGTTTGATTTATACTTTAGTTTTGTAGGAACGTTAGGATGGTTTTGGGTAGGATATCTATGGCATGATAGAGCTCTTATAATGTTGAATGGTGCATTAGCAACTTTATTGTTTACAGGAATATTGAAAGCATACTTAATATGATTATAGTAGATTTAAACCAGATTATGATATCAAACTTGATGGTACAAATAAATGGTCGTCAAGCAGTAGAGTTAAGTGAGGACCTTGTTAGACATATGGTTCTTAATTCGCTTCGGGCTCACAATAAAAAATTTAAAAAAGAATATGGCGAAATGGTCATCGCTTGTGATAGTAAAAATGTATGGAGACGAGAAGTGTTTCCTAATTACAAAGCAGGTCGTAAAGCAAGTAGAGAGAAATCAGACCACGATTGGGATTACATATTTTCATTACTAGGAAATATTAAACAAGAGATTAAAACATTTATGCCTTACAAAGTTATTGATGTTGAAACTTGTGAAGCAGATGATATTATTGCTACATTGATTAGAAAAGTACAGAATATGCATATGCCTGAACATAAAAAGAAAATACTAATACTATCAGGCGACAAAGACTTTATACAATTACATAGTAAAAATGTAAAACAATATAATCCAGTATTAAATAAATTTGTAGGTAAAGGTGAAGAACCGAGTATATATATTAAAGAACATATATTCAAAGGTGACCGAAGTGATGGTATACCTAATATACTTTCTGATGATAATGTATTCATTGAAGGTAGAAGGCAGAAACCTTTGAGTAAAAAGAAGATTGACGCTTGGGTAAATGATGTATTCTTTTATACAAATTTGACCGAAGAACAATCTAAAAACTATGACCGAAATCGAAAACTAATTGATTTGAGTTGTATACCTCAACATATTGAGGACAAAATTAATAATGAGTTTTTGAATGTGAAAGTAGCAACTAGAGATAAAATACTAGGTTACTTTATAAACAAAAAACTTAAAACTTTAATCGAAGTCATTGACGAATTTTAGACTTTGAAAGAACTGTTAAGGAGATAACATGGTAATTATAAGAAGAAATCCAGACGGCAGTATTGCCGAACAATCAGGAAACAATCCAAATCCACCTAGACACCCAGCACTTGCAAGTAAACAAGGCATGGCTGCTTTATCAGAAGCAGGTAGAAGTGGTATAATCTTGATGAGTGAAATTGCAACAAAAGTAAATAATGCAAAAGACAAACCAAGAAAATTAAAAGTGTTACAAGATAATGATTCACAACCATTAAGACAGATTTGTAAAGCTGCATTTGATCCTAAAATTGAATGGGCGTTGCCAGAAGGCGATGTGCCATATACACCAAATGAAGCACCTGTCGGTACTGACCATAATACATTACACCTAGAAGCAAAGAGATTATATTTGTTTATCAAAGGCGGTGATGCTACAATTTCTCAAACAAAAAGAGAAATGCTTTTCATACAAACATTAGAAGGACTAAGCAAAGAAGAAGCTGAGTTTTTAATTGCAGTAAAAGACCGAAAGATTAATAATCTATACAAAGGGTTTACAGCAAATCTAGTGAAAGAAGCATTTGGTTGGGACGACAATTTTATGAAAATTGAACAAAAAGCACAGTAAAAAATCGCAGAAACCCTTGTTTTTTGATGACTATAAGTCATTGATTTACAAGGGTTTTTTATTTGGTAAAATCGCAGAAAATAAGGGTTTTTGCTGCCCGAAAGTGCTTGATTTTTGCTTCGATATGTGATAGCTTATACACATAATCGAAAGGAAAACTATATTATGATTAAGACTAAATTTAAAAAAGACTTCGTTACTCTAAATGATGTTCTAACTTTTATTAAAGATGATGACTTCGGACCTAACTATGAGCAAGTTATAATTGCTGCTTTGAAAGCTCGTAGAAAATCTGAAGCTTCAAAAATTAAATCTAAAATCACAGTAGGTTCTACTGTTGGTGTTTCTGGTAAATTTGAATACTGGTTAGGCACAGTAGAAAAGGTTATGAAAACCAGATGTGCTGTTAAGAATATGAACAACGGTTTAAGATACGCTGTTCCTATGAACCTTATTGACGTAAAGAAGGTGGCATAATGTCACCTTCTGATAATATGTATTGTATGGTGTCATTTGCTGACAAAGATGGCAAATCACACGGTAATCATCCACAAATTTTAGAAATACAAGGTGTTGTTTGGTTTGCAACCGAAGACCTTGCTCGTGAATATTATATGA